GCACAATCATTTGATGCGCCAACGGCTGAATGCAAAGAAGAAGCCCCGTAGGCTGAATTCTGATTTCCGCCATTTAAATTAAAGCAGGTTGAGGTTCCCATTCCAACGTTGTTACCGCCGGTCATGGTTGAAAAATTATTTGCTGTATCGCAACCAACAAATAAATCATTTTGTCCTGTGGTTAATGTGTTGTCTTTTAAGAACGTGGGATTTCCAGGAGAATAGTAACCAGTACCCGGTGTAATGGTAGACACAACGCCGGTTCCTGTTGTGCTGAACATAATGCCGCTAGGAAGTGCACTTAAAGCTTGCGCATTTGGAACCTGCGCATCTGGTGTCTGAACGATATATTTAACCGCGCTTAAGTTATCGGCTTTACCGTTAGCTGTATTGGCGGTTGAATTGGCGGATGCTGCCAAAGCAGCGGCGGCAATAACTGCAGCGTCAAGCACCAATAATTCAGCATTAATAGCAACAATGTCAGCGGTATGTCCAGCAACAGTAGCGGCTAGCGCATCAAAAGCGGCCCCGGTTACATAGTCTATGCCAGGGAATGCAGCTACAAGGCTATTCCCTAAATTTGACAAGAGCGCACCACCAGCAGTTGGTATCATGGTGGAGAGCGATTTAGAATTGGGTAATTGTGCGTTTGGGGTTCCCTCTAGAATATACTTGGCGTCATTCACGGAAGCATTTCCAGACAAATTGACTTTCTTAGTATGCCCAACATACCAAATGTCATTGGGACCCTCTGGGTCACCAATATAAATTATACCTCCCGAGGGGGGTATTCCTGGAGCATTTTTAACATCATCTATAAAAATCGCCGCTTGCTCAAATCCAGTAGCGCCAACTTGCCCAACACATAACGCATAACCTGGTTCAGCGATATTGATACCAACCTTGGCGTTATTACCAAGATTCATAGAATTATTTTGATTAACAGTTGTATTATAGCCAATCGCCGTTGCATTAGATAAACCCGCAGAACCAGCGCCAGACTGATACCCTAGAAATGTGCAGTTATTAATATTATTAAAATCTTCGCCTGTTTGAGCGCCAACTGATGTATTGCCTGAACTGCTTGCAATAATGCCGGAAAGTGCTGATGCCCCAATCGCCACATTGTTACTACACCCGGTCTGCATGGACAATCCGCTCGATGTCCCGAAACAACTATTGGAGCCGCCCCCTACAAATGAAGACATCGATTCAAACCCGAATGCGCAATTATTATTTGCATTTTCAGCAATTTGCATTGCTAATCCACCAAAAACTGCATTATTCGCGCCCAAACTTAATGAATTTAAACTGTTATATCCAAATGAATCATTGGGTCCGTTTGTAACAACCGAGGCTTGAGAACCAGAACCATAGGCGCTTGAATTAGAAACTGTTGTGGCTTGCGCATAAGCGCCAAATCCTGCGACCGTATTGTATTGGCCGCTACTTAAAACAACACTGCTCTGACTGCCAAGGCTCGTATTCCCTAAAGCGCTGACTCTGTTTAAGGCTTTAAATCCAACAGCGACGCAATCTCCGGGACCACTCCCGAGCTGCATACTTTGACTGCCGACTGCGGTTGATTGATTTCCAGTACTGCATGAACTCATGCTTGAATCGCCGATTGCGACATTAAATCCGTTGCCACCGCTATTTAATGCAAACCATCCAAAAGCACTTGAATTCCCGGCATCTCCGCTGAATATTGCTTTATAGCCAAATGCTGAAGACTGATTAGAAATGCTGGCGGAAAATAAACTTCCCTCACCAAAACTGCAATTCTGCGTTCCGCTCGTCATCGTCATTTGTGATTGGAATCCAAATGCACTGTTCGAATTTCCGATGACATTCATTAAACTTTGATAACCAAAAGCACTTGTGCTGGTTGCGGTTGCAGAAAGAATAGAACCTTTAGCCGCTTGAAATCCAAATACACTGATACCTGTGCCAGAAACATTAAATTTTGCAGATTCATAGCCAAAAGCGCAGTTACCCGTTGCATTTAAATTGGCTGCCAAAGAAAAGCTACCGTAAGCACAAGACTGAGTGCCGGCAACGTTTGCCAATAAACTATTGGCCCCATAAGCGCAGTTATCCGAGCCAGCATTAACAGCAAGTCCATGTACGCCCGTTGATGTATTATTCGAACCGATATTGCCGAACATATTTTGATAACCGAGACTTACGTTGCCCGACCCGATTACGTTCTCGTTAAGGCTTTGGCTGCCGAGACTTGTGTTGTTACTGCCCCCGCTTAAATTTTGCTGAGATTGGTACCCGATTGCCGTTGAGTTACTTGATGTCGTGACACTGTTCAAAACATTGAGACCAAATCCTACGTTCTGATTTGCGGTGGTAAATTTGGTAAAACTATTTATGCCAAATACATGATTACTTCCTCCAGTACCGGTATTATTACCCGTAGCTGTACCCACAAATAAATTATTTTGGGTTCCGTTTGTGTCCACCAAGAATGTAGGGAAGGCAGGTGCATAATAATCTACTCCTGGAACCGCACGGGACAAAACACCTGTGGAACTCGTAACTGTATTCTTTAACAAACCATTCGTTAATGTTCCCAAAGATTGCGCATTAGGTAATTGTGAATGAGCCACTTGAATAATGTATTTTGCATCACTGGGCGCGGTACCCGTTCCGGTATTAAGCGGCACCCAGGCCCCATTAATGTAGCCATAAACTGCGTTGACTTCTGTGTTATAAGTCAGCATACCATTCTCAGGCACGGCAATTGCATTCATTTGCGCCGTGGTGACGCGACTTAATAACAATGCGCCTGTCGTAGTCTTTAATTCCAAAATCGCACTGACGCTCGTTGGTGCAAGAGAAACGCCATCTGTAATTAATACGGTTCGCTCAAAAGGAGCTATTGCGTCCACAAAGAATCCCATTATGGGATAAGTATCTTTAACAAAAACAAGACCTGTGGTGTTAAAAGATAAAATGTCTAACCCTGACATCTCCTTAACGGTTCTTGAAGAAAACAAACCTAAAGGAGGCGCAACATCGGCGATATTAACGCCACTGTCTTCAATGACCTTTCCGGTATTGTCGGCAAAGGTCGCAATGTCACCCGGTATAGAAAAACCAGGACCTGTAACGTCACCACCGCCCGCATTCGCGCCAATATTGACCCACGCCCCCATTTGTCCGGGTGGATTATAAGGACCCACAAAGACGTTAAATAAGTCCGTATCGAGGTTATAAACCATCATTCCAGGATAGGGTTTTAATGCGTCGCGCTCATCTCCGGTCACTCTAGAGATTAAAAGTGCGCCAAGAGTAGATTGAATTTCTAAAGCGGTTGAAACCTTGCCGCCTAATGGACTGTCCGTTAAATAAGGAATGCAGTCATTAGAGCCGCCAGGAAAAGCAAAGGTGTCACCAATTAGAATAGCGCTTGTGAATGTGCCGCCGGATATTTCATTTATGGCCATATTAATCTCCCCAATGAAACTCATCGGCTTCAATAGCCACTACAGGATTCGGATTGCTGATAGGTGGTTGCGTATAACCATCTTTCGGCGGCCTCGGGTAAAGAATGGGTACCGGGTCGGGAGGCAATAAAGGATTTCGCAATTGTTCGTTAGGAACGCTTAGTTGGTCCTTACCTACCCAAAAGCCAGTCCATTGCAAAGAGTTTCCCATCCATTCAAATTGTTTTACTAAGTCTGAACGGTTGTAAGGAAAACCACTGACGTCACAAAAACCAATCGCATCAGGATGGTCTTTATTAATTCGTACATGTTTGCCGTGTGGATAGCCCATTACGATGGGTACCCCGTTTGGAAGTCGGCGTAGATGCGTAATGGCACGCGTTCTTTATCCGCCTTTAATACAAAACCTAATTCTTTTTCATATTGCTTTTCCATAGCATCCGCGCAACCCACAGGCACTTCCTTTGGATATTTAAAAGCTAATCTATGGCTCATTCCAAATATCAAAGCCTCTAGAAATCGGCTGGCAATTGCAGGCGTATTCACCATCGAGCCTAAATCTTCAATGGCAGTCGTATAGGTAAAGTAAAGGCAGTTGTATTGAGCGCTGGGCGTCTGCCAAAGATACAGAGAGGGACTGATGTGTCTATCAAAGAAGAATTGAGAAGGCTGCCCTTGATCGTCCTTGTTGGCCTGTTGAGTATATTCCGCTAAGCTCCAAGGACTCATCGTGGAATCTACGATTTGATTGTTGAAATAAAGCTCGCTGATGTTTAATGTGGCACCGCCTGTTTCTCGCACTCTGAAATAAGTGCCAGGAAAAGGAATGGGAATTTTAAACCAAACGTTTTGACCCGCTGAATAAAATTGCAAAGGGGCTGTGCTGACCGCCACCCAAGTCGCACCATCTAAAGAAAATTCAAAAGAAAGCGTATAATTTGCATCGACAAAACTTGTAACACCCACCAAGGTAATAGGGAAAGGAGTGCTCCATTGATAACTGATATTGCCATTAGCGGCATTTTGCGTACAAGCAGTCGCGGGGTCCCCATCAAAAGCATTAATTGCAACACCAGAGCTGGCAGCTGCCGTACCACTTAAATTTCTAACAGAGGTTCGCCGCATGACGGTCAATACCTGAATGATGTTGTCAGGCAATTGGTAAATCGCCTGCCCAGGATTGAGGTTCAGCATTTGATTGCGAGTGGTAAATAGGTTTAATCCTCTATTTGGCCAAGAGGTCAGCAAAAGATTAGCAGAGCGAATGGCTTGCCTTATTTTGTTTTCATTATCAGGACCCGGAACCATACCAATACGCGAAAACGCATCATCAATGATGAGTTGATTTGCAGGCGTTAAGGTATTATAGAGGCCGCTTGTGGTCACTTAAATACCCCTATCCCTTTCGCATCTTCTTGAAGTTTTCGGCCATCACCGCACGTTTCTTAATCGTTGGATTGCTAGAATGCGTGGCCTTCTCTAGCTTTTTAGCCGGAATCTTTTTATCTAAAGGCACATGAAGGTCTTTATGCAAAGCGCCCTTTTTAAGATGCATTTTTTGAATGAATTTTTCAGCCATTATTGAAGGCCTTGCTGGATAAGAGTTGTAACTAATCCACCGCCTACGTTCGAGCTATTAATAACCATGTAAACATACCGGGTTGGCTGAATAACGTTAGCCATTTGGGATGTGGTGGCAGCAGTCATGGCAACGACCGGCGTAAATCCCACATCATAAATATCAGGCGCATCGTTAAAAGAATAGGTCAATGTATAATTAATGGTTCCAGTTACAATCGCTTGAACCCCGAGGTCGCAAGCAATAGAGAAATGGTCATACAAATAGGTTCCTGCTATTCCAGATGTTCCAAGACCAGCAGAAACTTGGGCTACCGCACCATTAGTAGCAATCGATGTTACAGAGCTATAAGAATTAACACTGGCTACTGTATTAGCATTTGGGCCTGCCAATACTTCAGATTGAGCGTTCCCGTAAATATCAGTACCGGTAATGGTAAAATTAACCGCTGATAAGTTGTTGGCAGACGTTAAAGTGATTTGACGATTGTTGTGCGCAAACGTGATATTGGGTCCATTTAAGGTTAAAGAACCTGCCGCACCCAAGTCTTGCAGTAAAGCAACGCTATTGTGCTGCGCTGGTATCCAATTAAATACGACAGGTTTCATTAAATTTCTCCTTTAAACAACTTCAGCAACCGCTTCCACCACTTCAACAGCGGCTTCAACAGCAGGGATAACAGGCTCTACAATATTCTTCATGCTTTGAAAGCATTGAATAGCGGCGCCCAATTGCAGCAGGCGGTCCTTTATAGGGGTGCCTGCGGTTAATGCTTCATCAATATCTTTCTTGGCTTGTGTTATTTTTTGTTCAAACTCAGCTAATGCTTTGCTTTTTTCTTGATACTCAGCAACATAAGCTTCTAGGTTGGCGCCTACGTGATTTGTCATCTTTTCAATTACTTCACTCATTTCTTTTCCTCTCGATATTAAATGGTTAAACATATGTAGCATGTAGTTCCATTTATAAACCAAGCCTAATTAACCGCTTAAACAAAATTCCCAGTGGTAGTATCTAAAACAAGATAAGTAACCGACCAGGGAGTTGTGGCACCAGGAGATCCGGCCCAATCCGCACTTCCTACAGTGACATTGAGAGCACCGTTAATAGCATTTGCTACTAAGGTAGTGCTGCCTGCGGTTATCATCGGGCCGAAAAACGCTATCGATGGAGTGCCGTTGGTAAAGAAAGTGCTAGCCACTGTGGTTGTCATGTAATTTCCGTTCGTAGTGCCCAACATAATATTTAGGTTACCGCCGCCCGTATAAGTGGGATTGGTGCAAGGCCCAATCATTGCCCAGATAGGAACAATTATTTTGTTAGCGCCTTGCGCGGCTACCAATGCAACTCCAGCGGAGTGCAATGCACGCACTGTCGCATCATTCCAGGTACCATTGGCGGTGTGCAATGGACCTGGCGCTACCCACGTACCATCACCTCTCCAGAATGTTGTGCTGGATGCGTTAGTTCCTGAATTAAGATTTGCTACAGGAAGATTTCCGGTCACGTCACTTGCAAGGCGCACGGTTAAAGTATTGGATGCACCGCTGATAGTTTTGTTGGTGACTGTTTGAGAAGTGCTATCACCAAGGAGGTTATAACTTGCTCCGTTAGGTAATACAGCGACACTGTTGACTGTAGCGGCAGTGCCGAGTGTGGTGGAAACTCCCGTATGACTTCCGCTCACGTCAAACTTTATTTTTTTCGTGGTATCAACCGCATTGGCAATGACCGTGCTAGTATCTAATAAAGTTTTATTGGTTAATGTTTGCGTGGTCGTATCACCGACAACGTTATAGCTACCATTTGGGAATTGGATAACGCTATTGGTCGAAGAGTTAGTTGCGAAGGTCGTCAACGCGTTCGTCGCGTTCCCCGTTACATTAAATGCGATCTGTTTAGTGATGTCGCCAGCGCTCGCGATTGACGTGCCGGTGTCCAGCAATGTCTTATTGTTGAGCGTTTGAAAAGCGGATAAGCTCACCAGCGTATCGGTGATGTCTGGGAAGGTTATTACGCGATTCGCAGATTGATTAAAAGTTAATGTTGTCCTCGTTGAAGCCGTTGCGCCCGATAAGCTCAAAACCATCTGTTTAGATGCGGTAGTTGCATCTTGAACCGTGGATGCAGTGCTTATTAGAGCATTAATGCCGTTTGCAGAACTCCAATTAACATTTGTAGTGCTTCCATCACTTGCAACTAAATGTCTTGCATCCCAATCAATTGATGAATGACCAGCAACACCGCTATCTACTAATAATCTACTTTGCCAGTTTTGACTGATATTTCCTGATAGATCGAAAGTTTGACGCGAACCCCAATTCAGAGAAGGGTTAGCAAATAAATCTTGCCCGCTTCGGCTACCATAGGCTAATGCAAGCACGCCGGAAGCGTCGTTTAATAAACGATTTTGCCAATCACCGCTAGTGACTCCGCTGCTATCCCCTAATAAACGATTATTCCAATCAACGGCAAAATGTACGCTAAAATTATCAACTAACTGCCGAGAACCATAGAGCACCGAATTAACACTGACAGTATCTTTTAGTTCTCTATTCTGCCAATCTTGAGATGTTGAATTGCTGCTGTCTGATAAAATATAACTGGCGTATTTTACCGTGGGCTGAGCGCCAGTCGCCTCATATAGATAATGCTGCGCATAATCTATTGAAGAAACGCCCGTGGCTGATTTAAGAAGTCTATTCTGCCAATCCAATGAAATGTGGGCTGTGCTATCTGTTAATGTTCTATTGGTTGTGCTTGTTCCGCCATTGGCAACAGGCACAATTCCTGTTAATCCTGTAGCGGGCAAATTAGTAAAAGTATTTGAACCGCCATCCATACTTTTATTGGTCAACGTATTAGTGGTTGTCGCACCAATACCACCCAGATTAGAAAGTGCGGTGGACGGGCTAGGCACGTCAGATAGATTGTTTGCTACATCTAGCTGAACATTTCCTATGTTATTTTGTATTGTCATAATTTTCCCCTACACCACATTAAATGCAGCGCCTTCGCTACCTATGACTTTAAAATCTGTGCTTGCATTACGGCAAACGATGGTTATGTCTTGACCAACTACAGTCGAAGTGATTGAACCACCTACGCCCGCCGTAGTAAGGGCATTATTGAATCGAATTTGTTGATTCGCATTTTGAGCAATTCTAAAGAAACCCGTACCGTCCCCATAAACAATAAAGGTATCCCCTGTATTGCAAATAAGAGGCAGAGTCATAGTTATAAGGATTGCGCCATCCGTAAAGTAACCATTGTTTGGCTGCATCACGGTGTCTAAAATAATATTATTGTTCCAGGTAAATAATTCAACGCTAGGCCCGACAGCAACAGATAGCCAAGTGCTGGTCTGATAAACAAAAAAACGATGAAGGTCCGTATCAAAAACCAAAGCACCATCTATTAATGGCGTTAAAGCGTTTCTGTCCGCAGTAGCCATTCTAGGCACAACAAAAGCACCATCATTTGAACGAAGCTCTAATACGGCAGCAATGGGTGTTTGAACGCCATTAACGGCAACCGTAGTTAACTGGGGCGGTACATCAGCGGAGCCACCATAAGAATTTCTTGTGGTGTCGCCGATGATAACCGCCCCATTGAAAGGGGTTGGGTAAGTGAGATTAAGCACTGTCTTCCCCTATTAGGCTGGTTCAAATATTTCGTAAGCAATAACGCTTGTTTCCGTATTGCTGCTGGAGAGAATCGTAAAGCTTGTTCCAGCAATGCTTGTTACAGATAAATTACCAAGACCTCCGCCCGGCGCTTGTCGTGAGTAGATAATTCTTGAATTTGCTGTAATCGAAGTATTTGCAACAACCACAGTACCCGCTACCAATGTAGCGACACCTTGTTTACCATTTGCTGCTTCAGAAGCTCTGAAACCACCGGCAGCAGAAAGATAACCGGTTGCTGAGAATGTGCTGAGATTTACCCAGGCATTCGCTTGCCGAATGTAAAGACCATTTAAATCTGTTACGTAAACGAGGGTGCCATCCGCTACCGTATTGGCAGGCATCGCATCACGTTGAGCTTGAGTCATTCTGGCTACTACCAATCCACCCAGAGTAGATTTAATTTCTACCGCAGCCGTAATGAAAGTACCCGCAACTGCGCCTACTACACCTGCTTCAATAGCAGTAGAAAGCTTTGGTGGATTACCAACTGGTCCACCTTGAAAACCTGTGACATCACCTATTACCAAGGTGGTATTAAGTGCGCCACATGATGTTTGATTAAGAGCCATAATATCTACTCCAATTAGGAAGGGGCGCTGTTACACGCCCCGACAGGATTTAAGCGCCGCTGGATGCGAACATTGAACGGAAGTTAGAGACCCCGAACGAATAACGTTCGTCTGCACTGGTCTTTAAATTTTTGTTATCAAAGTCCGAATAGACATCCACTTCAATCGCCCGTCTTTCCATGTACTGCAAACCGGATGGTGCATTGGTTAAAATGTACCAGGCAGCAGGATTGGTTAGATAATGATTGATGGTTGACCCTTTAGGCAGATAATCACCGTGATTAATCGCGTTGATATCGTTATTTGGGGTTCCCGTGCGATACTTGGAATTCAATAAGCGACTCGAAGTAAACTGCAATGCAGTACCCGTTATCAACTTCATTCCAATGACCTTGGTTTTGATACCGGCAACGTCTCTCGTTTGACTTCCGATTAAGGTAATCATTGCTTCTAGTGAAGCTTCGTTTAAATCCGCCTGCACTGCAAAGGTATTGGC